ATGAACACACCGGAACACTACCAGCCGATCCTTTACCTCGACCCTGCCGATGTTATCGGTCCACTACCCTACTGGCTCGGGGCAGCCGTCAAATATATTTGGCGTGCACCCCTCAAAAATGGGAGTGATGACTACATGAAAGCCGCTGACTGCCTCATCCGATGGCAACGGTTGCACGGATTCGCACCAGCACCACGCCTAAAGCTCGACTATCGTACATGGGTGAATATTCGCAACCTCAGCGACTTATTAGAGCAATTCGAAGCTAAGAATTACCACGCCTTCATCCTGCGCCGCATCCTAAACGTACTATTCGAATCATGCCCCGAACGCGATCTACCGCCCCGCCGCGACATATGGGGTAAACCTATGGCATACACAGATACCCTCACCGAAACAGTGAACGGCATCAACGTGGGTCGATATGTCACCCAGGAATACAGCATAGAGCTATACAAACAAAACATTTGGCAAGCACTCAATGAAGCGAATCTCGCCAAATACGACTTCACCCAGGAGACCCTCAGTGTCCAGGAATAACCACAAATGCACAAACTGCAGCGCACCCTACGACATGCCAAACCCGAAATGCGCCACCTGTCAAAAACGTGAAGGCATGCGCCGCCTACGCAAAAAACAGGAACGCCGCCGCCCTTTCCCCAAACCCAAACCAAAGCAGAAACCAAAAACCGTTTGCGCCCGGTGCGGTATCAAGCTCACAGAATACGACCCGAAATGTCCCACCTGCAGAGGCCGCCTACACCTACACCGCAAAACAGAGCAAGAAAGGAACAACCTCAATGACACCCAACTCAGCAAAGATACGGCGCTTGCCGCGTTCATCGACCGGCGGCGTGAGCGAGTCGCCCGCAAAGTACGTGCTGATGGTGCCAGGAAAGCCGCACCCGAAAGCGCGCCCGAGATTCAAGGTCTACGGCAAAAAGGTTATTGCCTACACTGACGCTAAGACTAAGGAAGCTGAAAGGCGTGTCGCTGCCGCTTGGAGACACGCCACCGGCGGCACACCCGAAACGGACACCAGCAAAACCTACCGTGTTGGCATTGATTTCTATCTTGCTACGCGCCGCCGGGTAGACCTCGACAACCTCACTAAGACCGTACTCGACGCGCTCAACCGCAAGGCGTGGGCAGATGATACCCAAATTTACGCGATCACCGCCCGCAAACACATCAGCAAAGAAACGGAACCGCACACCATCATCACTATAGAAACCATCTAACAGCCTGGCACGGCAAGACGCGACACCCCACTCCAACACCCCACCACACTAGAAGCCACACTTAGAGAAAGAAACCCCCGTGAACAGCCACCACAAAGCCTACGCCTATGACGTCGCCCGCCCTGTCGCCCTTGCCGTGTCAGTCCAAGACCTCACCGCCGGACGCCCCCGCCTCATCGTCCGTGACTACATCGACCCGAATACTCTAAAAACCATCCACAAAAGCGAATACGTCCGTGAACAACCCCTCATTGAAACTCTCACCGACACCCTCGAAGGTGGCTCACGCAACGGCGCCGCGTCATCCAGCACAGCAGGCAGCCGCATGCCCATCAGCGGCAACGCTCTCGACATCCTTACCCACATCGAACAAACCGTTAAAGGCTACGGACCAACCGACAGTCTAAAGAAGCAGCTCACAGGATGGGCGAAAGCCTGCGAGAAAGACGGCGCCGACACCGAACTGGCAGCCGCTTACCAGGCTGCCCGCTGGTGTGAACTCATTCGCGCCCTTGCCACTCATAACCACGACCTTACCGGTGGCTGCCCCACCTGCCACGAAAACCATATAAAGGTTGCCGACCCTGCCGGCGGATACATCAAACAGACTGCCCTTGTCTGGAACGTCGAACGTGCAACTTGCCGCAACTGTGGCGCCACCTGGGACGGTGAAGACGGTATGCGTGACCTCGCTACCCGAATCCTCTAGCAACGAAATTAGTACATGCCGTCCCACCACGTGTTAATCTGAATGCACCTCGGGGAAACTGTGCCATCCCCCAAGGCTAGGGATATTGCGTAACGTGCCACACTAAGCCCCGTAATTGGAAACAGTTACGGGGCTTACGCATACCTAAAAGGAGCGCATCGCACCACGCGGCGCTTGTTGGTTCGTGTAGCCCAATGGTCGAGGCGGCTGGATATAAACAGCAGACTCTCGGTTCGATTCCGAGCACGGACGCTATCACGTAGTTTAATCAAAATGGCCGGGAGAGGTCCCGGACGATGCAGGTACCCAACCCTGCCGTGGTTCAATCACCATTTGATAATTCAAGAGAGTTAGGCGGTATCGCCATGCGAGACCCGTACAGTACGCCGGTTATTCGCCCGGGCAAAGATGTGCCGCCGCCGTATCCTGATCCGGTTGGAGATGCTGCCGCCGCGCACGTCGATAGTGCACGTAATCAGGAACATCTCAAGAACAAAGTGCGTGACGTCATGAATGGAGCAATCAAGCACAAGGCTGTGGGTATTGATGGGAGAATGCAATGGCGCTAACACCCTACTACCAGGATGACGCGGTAACCCTTTACCACGGCGACGCCCTGCACATTCTGCATGAGCTCGCAAAAGTACAGCCGGGTACCGTGGACGCCGTTATTACCGATCCGCCGTATTCATCGGGCGGAATGTTTCGAGGCGACCGCGCACAGCCAACCAATAAAAAATATTTGTTCTCAGACTCGGGCAGTCATGAACGGCTCGCTAACTTCGCTGGCGATAATAAAGACCAACGCGCTTTTATGTTGTGGATGAGTCACTGGCTTACTGACGCGGCGGCGCTCACAGTCCCCGGCGGCATCCTTGGGTTATTCACAGACTGGCGGCAGCTACCGGCTATGACCGACTGCCTACAATTCGCCGGGCTTATCTGGCGTGGTATTCTCCCGTGGTCTAAACCGAATGGCCGCCGCACACAAGGACGTTTCGCGAACACTGCCGAATATTTCGCTTGGGCAACCAACGGAGCGCGTTCCCTCGACGCAGGCAACACACTAGCCGGGCATTGGGTACAGTCCACCCCATCAGCTAAAAAGCGTATGCACCAGACCGAGAAGCCGGTCGAACTCATGGAGCATCTGGTATCCGTCACCCCTGCAGGGTCTCTTATCCTCGACCCATTCGCAGGTAGTGGTTCAACTCTCATCGCTGCAAAGCAAACCGGGCGACGCGCTATCGGTATTGAACTCACTGAGCATTACGCCGAACTCACCGCGAAGCGGCTAGAGCAAACACCAGATACTTTGCATATCCCACTCGATAAGGCGCTGGCATGACCGGCAGTCTCGACACGCGCCGATACCGGCAGCTGCGTGCGCGCTTCCTTGCTGAGTGCCAAGCCTCAGCTGTCCCATGTTGGTTATGTGCACAGCCAATCGACTATACGATTCCCTGGCGCGATCCTCACACGGGGCAGGTCAATGACGATGCGTTTGAACTCGACCACCTTTACCCACGTTCAACATATCCTGAGCTTTCCGAAGACTATGGTAATTTCCGAGCGTCGCACCGGTCATGCAACCGTGAGCGCGGTAATAAGATGCCGCGTGGTGGTTTGGGTGTTCCGACAAGGCGTTGGGTGTTGGAGTGAGTGGCTGCCCCTCCCCCACTACGGGGGTAGGGGCGGTAAATTTTCAAATTACCTTTCGGGTGGCCTCTTCCTGGGGCGCTCCCTGTCTCTCCCCCCGATAGCGTTAGGGGGGTCGCGTGCGTGCGTGATTGTAATTCTTTTTATTTTAAATATCAAGTTTTGTGGGTTGTGGGGTTGATTATATGGCTCGCAGGGCCCAATTACTGAATAAGGTGGAAGAATCCATCCGCGCAGCCCGCAAGAATAACGCTTTTAGCCCCGTCGATGAACTCGCCATCGCCACCTTGAAAGACTATGCGCGGCTCATCGATGACGCCCGCAATATCTGGGAGGTCGAAGGCGATATAGAACCTCTCAATAAAGCGCTTGCTGTTTCTGGTGCACACATGACTAAGCTCATGGCCGCGCTCGGGCTTACGCCGTTGGCGCGTGGTGAGCTTGGCCCTAAGTCTGAGGATGGAGGCGACGGTATTGATGAACTCAAGGAGCGCCGCCGCCGCAAGTTCGCCGCTGCGCGGGAAAACAGTACCGCGGCTGTGGACTAAACCACTGCGTGAGCTTACCGAAGAGACAACATTCGGGTTCGAAGCGATCGAATTTATCGAAAAACAGCTCGGGCGTGGTCTCCATCCCTGGCAGAAATGGTTTCTGATCCATTCGATGGAACTAAAAGAGGGCTCATTTACATGGAGCGACTTCCCGATTTTTCGGTTCAAGACAGTTGTTCTTTTGGTGGCACGTCAGAATGGTAAAAGCTACATCATGAGCTCACGGCTACTATGGCGCATGCTTATGTGGGACGGGCCGGAAGAAAACCCGCCGCTAGTGCTCGGTACCGCGCATAAGTTGCGCCTGGCGGAAGAAATTCTTGACCTGTCATTTAACGCGCTCAAGAAATCCGCGCAGCTACGCCGGTACATTGCCAAAAAGAAGGACACGAACGGCAATAAGCTTTTTCAGCTCACGAACGGCGCCCGGTATGTGTGTGAGAGCGCATCCGATGACGGCGGGCGTGGTCTTTCGGTCATTGATCTAGCGTTTGATGAGTTGCGCCAGCAGCGCGAATGGTCGGCATGGTCTGCCATGACGAACACCACGAACGCTATCCATTCCTCCCAAGTTATCGCTGTCTCGAACGCTGGTGAGGCGAAATCCGACGTATTACGGTCCCTACGTGAGAAAGCTCTGAAAGAGATTGAGGAACGTGCACATGCAGAACATGATTCGAACTATTATCCGCAAGACCCTTCGTTGGGTCTTTTTGAATATTCTGCGCCCGATGATTGTGACATTTGGGACCGTGAGGGGTGGGCGCAAGCCAACCCATCCTTGGGCTTCCCTTTTGGTCCAACCGAGGACACGCTCGCTTCTCAAGCGGCGCTGGTAGGTGAGCCGGGCGCCGGAATGCCCGAGCATAAATTCCGTACAGAGAACCTTTGTCAGTGGGTGCAGGTTGCCGAAGATGGCATTTTCAAGCAAGAAGATATTGACGAATGCACCGACGAAGCGTCGGAAATCGCACCGGATTCGCCTCTTTACCTGGGGTTTGATGTGTCTAAAGACCGGTCGATGACCTATATCGCGGTCGCCGGGTGGCGTGATGATGGGTTGCCTCATGTTGAGGTGATCGCCCGCCGCGCCTATACCGAATGGGTACCTAAATATCTTGCTGAAAAGTTGGCGTTCACACCCGAAGCGTATATAGCGCAAGGGCGTGGCGCCCCTGTGAGTACGATCCTCGATTTCGTCGAGCAAGAAGGTACTGAGGTAACGCGGTGTGAAGGTACCCACCTGCCGAACAGTTGCGGGCAATTCTACGACCGGGTTATTCAGCACACCATACGGTGGGGAAACCAACCAGACCTATTACTAGCTTTGGCTGAGGCACAGGTAAAGACGATGGGTGATTCCTGGATTTTCAACCGGGATAAATCCCCGGTGGATATTGCCCCGCTCTGCGCCGCATCGGTCGCCCTGTGGGGGCTAACAACCGGCGTGAAAAAGGAAAAAACAGCGTCAGCATACACGGATGAATACGAGAAGTGGTGGTAGCATATGGCATCCTCAGCAGGCCGCGTTATTGTCGATGCTCTACGCTCCCGCGTCTCCCGTGCCGCTGGCATGTTCGCCGGGCGGCCCGTGCAAATCCTGGTGAACTCCCAGGGTCTCGATAACGGCAGCCCCGCACATATGACACCGGAGGAGATGTGGCGTACTCAACCGCATCTGCGAACGGTCATTGATTTTCGAGTGCAGCAGGTCTCCCAACTCGGGCTACATGCTTTCACTATGAAAGCTGACGGCGACCGTGAACGTGACCGCACCTCAACGGTGGCGCGCACCCTGTGTATCCGCCCCAACAAGTACATGACCGGATCGGAGCTTATCGCCGACCTGGTGGGGAATCTCGACCTGCACCACCGTGCTTACTGGTTCTTCCTCACCGGCGAGAGTGGCGAGATTGAGATTCACCCGTTCCCGGCATCATGGGTCAAACCAAGCTACGAAGGGTATATGGCGATCCGCCATTATGAAATTCTCTCCCCCTTCGCCGATGAGCCCGTAAAAGTGCCACCAGAGAACGTTATTGAATTCACCGGTTGGAATCCCGTACCAGGCTCGGACGCATCCCCCATCGAGACGCTACGGCTCACAGCTGAAGAGCAGTACCATTCCCGCAAGCACCGGGTACAGCTGTGGAAACGCAACGGACGTGTTGGCTCATATCTGACGCGCCCTGCCGCCGCCCCGAGCTGGGACAAAACAGCCCGGCAACGTTTCTATGAGATGTTCGAAGCTTTCACCGGGGATACAGGGTCCCGCGCAGGTGGCACACCACTACTCGAAGACGGTATGGAGCTCAAACGAGTCAGCTTCAACTCCGCCGACGAGCAATGGGCCGAATCTGTTCGCCTCTCCCTGCGTACCGTCGCACAGGTGTATCAGGTGGCGCCGGCAATGGTCGGCGATTCCGACGGGGCAACCTACGCGAACATGCGCGAATTCAACAAAATGCTGTACACCAACACGCTCGGGCCGGTACTACGCAAAATCGAAGACCGCATTAACGCCTTTGTGTTGCCAAAGCTCGGAGCCGACGAAAACACCTTTGTTGAATTCAACGTCCAAGAGAAACTACGCGGCAGCTTCGAAGAACAAGCCTCCATCCTCTCAACAGCCACCGGCGCACCCTGGATGACACGCAACGAAACACGCAAAATCCAGAACTTACCGGCGGTCGAGGGCGGCGACGAACTCATTACACCGCTAAACGTACTCATCGGCGGGCAAGCGAGCCCGCAAGATGGCGGCGATCCAAACCCGGCAGGAAAAGCCCTACCCCTGGATGTCATTCGCAACCATCTCAAGCGCGTCGAGCGAATCATCCCCTCAAAGGGCATGCACCGGGGAAGATTCGAAAAAGAACTGACCCAAGACCTCACCGGCCACACCGACACACCGGCGGCGCTCGCTCAGCGGGTGTACGACCTGATAGAGGCCAATCCAAAAACCCCCGTCACGGGGGTTTTGTCGTATCTAGAAGGAGACACCCTATGAGTCTGCTGTATAAAACCGCTGTGCTGAGCGACCTCACAGTCAAAGAGGCCGCCGACAGTACCGGTGAGACTGGCGTATTCGAAGGTTACGCCTCAAAGTTCGGGAACGTTGATTCTTACGGCGACATCGTTATCAAAGGCGCATTTACGGAGTCACTGGCAACGTATAAGCCCGGCGGTGCAGGTATCCCCTGCTATTGGGCTCACCGCATGGACGATCCAGAAATGTGCATCGGGGAAACTCTCGCCGCCGTCGAAGACGAAATCGGTCTGAAAGTCACCGTCCAACTCGACATCGACTCAAACCCGAAGGCCGCCCGCGCCTACGAGCTCATCAAAGCCGGGCGCGTGGCGCAAATGAGCTTCGCCTACCAAATCGACGACGCCGAACTCGTCGAAAACGACGCCGCCCCCGGCGGTGAAGCATACGAGCTTCGCAAGCTCACCATCTTTGAGGTTTCCATCGTCCAAATCGGGGCTAACACGGAAACCGAGATAACCGACGTCAAAAACGCGGTTACCCGTCTAAAGGCCGGCAGAAAAATTTCTGCCGCCAACGCCGAACTTCTCGCCCAAGCGCGAGACCTCATCAACAAGGTTATTGACGCCACCGACGACGACGGTAGTTCCGAGGAACCAGACGACGACACAGCCCAGGAGCGGGAAACCGCCAAAGCTCAGGATCGCCGCCCGGTCAAAGAGCGCACGCTGTCAGCAACGGAGGCCGAAGACCTCAAAAAACATTTCACCTGGAAAGGAAGCAACTAAATGGCTACCATCCTTGAAGATATTCAGCAGGTCGAGGCCGAAGCCAACGACATTATCGACCGCGGCCTCAAGGAGCATATCACCGCCGCCGACGAAAGCCGCCTTGAAGAGCTTAAGCAAAAGCACGAAACCCTCACCAAGCGGTTCGATAACCTGAACGCATCGCGTGACCTATTCAAGGGCATCGGCACCCCTCAGCCTGCACGGGAGCAGCAGGGCGCACCTGCCGCTAAGTCTCTCGGCGAGCACGTCGCCACCGGGCTCAAGGATAACGGCGCTATCGCCGCGTTCAAGAACCGTGCACAGGGAACCTTCGCTATCGCGGAGTTTCCCCGCACCGGCGCCAAGGCAAACACTGACGTCGCCACAACCGGCGTCATCGGCAGCGCCTCATACCTGAACATCCCGGACATTGACAAGACCATTGTCAAGCCCTGGCAGCAGGCACCGGTCATTTCTGACTGGCTCGGATCGGGCGAAATCACCGGCACCTCCATTACCTACTTCGTTTCCAAGCTCTGGGATAAAGTAGCTAACGGCAAGCCTGCAACTGCCCGCGAAAACAGCAAGGTAACTCAGGTTTCCGCCCCCAACTACGAGCAGGTCAATGAGGCGCTGAAGGCTATCGCCGCGTTCGTGAAGATTTCTAACGACATGGCCGAAGACTTCGCCTTCCTCGTCTCAGAAATCAACGACTCCCTGCTCTTCCAGCTCATCCTTGTTGAAGCTGAACAGCTACTCTCTGGCGACGGCGCAGGCACCAACATCAAGGGTCTGCTCAACCGCACCGGCATTCAGACCATCACAGCGGCTACCCCCAAGGACGATAAGGAAACCAACCTCGACCTGCTCTATAAGGCAAAGTCGGCGGTCTTCCAGAAATCCGGTCTGCACGCCGACGGCATCCTCATGAACCCTGCCGACTACGACAAGCTGCGCCTAGCAAAGGACGAAAACGGGCAGTATCTCGCTGGCGGCCCCTTCACCGGAGCCTACGGAAACGGCACCTTTATGCCCGAACCCGGGCTATGGGGCCTGCCCACCATCCAGTCCAACGAAGTGCCTGCTGGCACCGCCATCGTTGGCGCCGGTAAGCAAGGTGCAACCGTCTACCGCAAGGGCTCGCTGACGCTCAACGCCTCAAACGCCGATTCTGACGATTTCACCAACCGTCGCTTTGCCGTTCTCGCTGAGGAGCGTCTGACTCTGGCGGTACGCCGCCCCGAGGCATTCGTGAAGGTAACCCTTAAGGCATAACCAGCGAATCCACCACGTTTTGCCCCGGCACCTGCATAACAGTGCCGGGGCAAAACCTTGAACGGAGAGAACTATGAGCATCAAACCCTCAATTCTCAACGCAACCCAAAATCCAGCTGAAACCGCGCAACAGACCGTCCGCAACTATTGCGGCTGGCATATCGGGCCACCCATCCGTGAAACCCTCACCCTCGACGGCAACGGCGCCAACAAACTAGCGCTGCCATCCAACAAGGTTGAAGATATTCACGCGCTCGCTGTGGACGGGGTGCCGGTGCAGGGTTTCCGTTTCTCAGCTGACGGGTGGATCAAGTTGCCTGCCGGTAAGGTCTTCCCGCGTGAGCCCCGATGTGTCACCGTCGAGCTCACGCACGGGCATGAAGATTTAGCGCCGGTTGCCCAGGTTATCCAGGATTTAGCAGCCCGCGCCGCAATGGGTTCGCACGGCAACCTCTCGTATCAGAGAGCCGGCACCCAATCGGTCGGCTATGCCACCCGCAACGGTGAAGCCTCGGGCGTCTCTCTGCTAGAGCAGGAAAAAGAGAAGCTGGCTCCCTATAAGCTCGGGTGGGTGCCGTGATAGGTCTACCACTGCCAGGGCACACCGTGACAATAACGCACCTCTCAACGGCAGAAACCATTACCGCTGACGGGTTCAAAAAGAAGACCGAAACACGTCGAGACATCCAAGCGATCATTGATGCGCCCACCGCCGCTGAACCACGTGCTGGCACAGCGCTGATAGCCACGATAGACCATGTGCTATATCTGCCCGCTGGCACCGCCATTGAGGCCGCCGACCGGTTCATCATCGAGGGCAAAACATTCGAAGTTGAAGGTGAGGCCGTGGCTATTACGAATCCCTTCACCGAGACAACCTTCTACACGGAAGTGAAAGTGCGGCGCTGGCATGGCTAAAAAATTCAAACTCAATAAAACTGGTTTGCAACAGTTGCGCAAGCTGCCAGCTGTTCGCGCCAATCTGAAACGCCGTGCTGACGCCATCGCGAAAGAAGCTTCCAAAGGTGGAAAAGTTGCCGGGTACAAGGTCACCGAGCTAGCGCTAGAGGATCCACGCGGCGCCGTCTCCATCATGGCGACCGGGCACGCTCACTTCCACAATCGCAAGCACAACGCCTTGATTCGAGCATTGGACGCAGGCCGTGACTGAACGTTTTATTTTTCCTTCGCACGTCTCAACCGCCTACAAATATTTTGCTCGGGCTCTCCCCGATGTGCTGGTAGCCCGCGACGAGCCGCCGACCGGGTGGGATAAAAACACGCCCCTAGTGCTCATCAAAGACGGCGGCGGCGGACGAATCCATCACTATCAGCTTGCCGATAAACGCATCAGCTTCGAGGTGCGTGCACCTGACGGAGAAGCAGCCGATGCACTAGCTAACCGTGTCTTCAACGTCATGCGTGAATGGCCCGAGCATGACGCGCCGGTATACCTTACCGACCGTCACCTCACCATGCCAGCCTATGACCCTCTCCCGGAACCGCGGCTGCCCGCATACACCTGGACGGTCACAGTCACACTCAAATCCACCACGCTCGCCACCTGAGGCGAGCTTTTTAGTAGGAAAGGGAAATTATGGCTGAGAAAAAGCGTAATTTCGACATTATTGTCTCCAAGCCCGAAAGCATTACCGGCGGTATTACCGTCGCCCCGCTCGGGACCGAAATTCCAGGAACTTTTAAGACCAAGCTCAGCGACAAGTTTACACCGATGGGCTATGTAAACGAGGACGGTCTGACTCTCTCAGAGGACGCCTCGGACGAAGAGATTAAGGTATGGGGCGGCGTTAAGGTGCGCACGGTGCGCAGCGAATACTCGGCGAAAATCAAATTTACCCTGCATTCAACCGCTGACCTCGACGTCAATAAGACCGTTTTCGGTCCTAGTAACGTCTCTCTCTCAGATGAGGGCGTGCTGCAGGTCAAGCATGGTGCTGACATTCCGCCGGTGCAGGCATTCACCATTGAGACCAAGGACCCCAACAACGTGTATCAGCGCCGCTTCGCTATCCCCCGCGGGCAGATCACCGTAGCCGGCGACCGGAATCTAACCCATTCTGCTGCCGATGGTCTCGAAGTTTCCATCGAATGCCTGGCAGACCCCGAAACCGGTATCTGCTACACCGAGTACACCCTCATCCCTGATGCGGATAAGGCCGCCGCCGTTCGTGCCGCATCACCTGGTGGTGTTCCCGGCGCTGTTCCCGGTATCGGTGGCTAAACCTTCTCGGTTTTGACCTTCCCTATTGGGCAGGTACTCATATTTCCCTGGTGCGGTTTGCACTCTTATTGCTGGCTCCACAGCCGCACCAGGGGCTACACCTTTTTGGAGCCAGCGCTGTTGATAGGAGTCAGCAAACATGGCAGCAACCACCCGCACCCGTAAGAACGTCAAAAAGGCTCACGCCCGCAAGTTCGCCAAGAAGTACCGCCTGGTTGAATTTGAATCCGACCTGTTCGAGGGCGTTTTCCGTCTTCCAGATATGAAGCAGATGCCGGTGAAGGTCATCGCCGCCCTCAACAAGGGTGACGTCGCGGTTATTATCCCCTGGTGCATTGCCGCTGGCGCATCGACCGAAGACGCCGAAGTTATTGGTGAGCTTGACGCCGAAGAACTCCCTGAATTCATTGAAGCATGGGGTGAGGGCGCGCTCCCAAAATCTTAGGAGCTATCCAGCTCTATCAGGAACACGAAGCCGCTGTGAGAGCCCGGCTGTTAGAAGTCGGGCTCGACTGGGATTCACCGCGCACGGGCAGAGCATCGTGGGCAAATATTATCGCCGCGATTGAATCCGAGCCGCCGTGGGGTCCGATCCAGCGTGCCAGCGAGCCCGAAAAGTGGCTTTGGTACATCCCCATGTTCGAGGGTGTGCAAAGCATTAAGGAAATCCTTGCAGTGGCAAATCTGCAGCGCGGCGGCGACCGTGCAAAGCTGCGATCTTTCAAACCAGCAGTACGCCCGTGGGACGAAAAAACCCGCAAAATCGCCGCTGCACCCATGAGCTATGACGAAGCTAAAAAAGACTTCATGTCACGTTTCGCCTAGCAAAAAAAGAATACTGAGAGGTGACAAATGGCCGCTGTCGAGCTCGCAACCGGGTATATAACATTAGCGGTCGAAACGGCGACCCTCTCACGTCAAATCGCTGGCGCTCTCAGCGGTGCCGGAAAATACGGCACCGCTGCAGGGCGTGAGATTGGGCAAAACATGGCCCGCGCCTTCACCGAGGCAAAGCCAGTGGATACGAAAGAGCTAGAGCAAAAAGTTAAAGACGCTCAGGATCGTATGGCGCAAGCAACTGAAATCGCCGCTCGCCGCCGTACCGCCGCCGCGTCCAGCATTGAACAGGCTGAGCTTCGTCTCACTGCCGCTCAGGAAAAACACGCTGCCAAGCTCACAGCTGTACAAGCTGCCGAAGCTAAACTTAATTCTCTGCGCTCTTCCGGCTCTGCCACTCAGGCGCAAATTTCTGCCGCTGAAAGTACGCTCTCAAACGCCCGTGCATCTGCTAGTACAGCGCTTGCCGGCGTCAAGGCAGCCGAAGATCGGGTAACATCCGCCCGGCAAAAATACATAGACGTCTCCCGCAAATCTGTGACTGAGATTAGCGGGCATTCTCAGTCACTCAAATCTGCGCAAGAATCCCTCACTGAGGCTGTCCGAGCCGGCGGTCATGAAGCAGAGAAAACGGGCGGGGCCTTCAGCCGCATTGGCAAGCACTTCAAAAAAGGTGTGGAAGGTGTAGCGCCCGAGGCTCAAGCCGGGTTTAAACGAGCCTTCGCATCAGCAGATCATGAGGCGCAACAGGCCGCAAAAACTTCAAGCAGCCTCTTCTCATCGACCTTTAAAAGAGCACTCGTCGCAGGTGGCGGATTGCTCGGCGGTATCACGCTCTTCGGTGGAGTCAAAGAGGCCCTAACAGCAGCCGGCGACCTAGAGCAGTCTGTCGGTGCCGTGGATTCCGTGTTCAAAGGCTCTGCTGAGCAGATGCACATGTGGGCAGCTGCCGCCAGCACCTCAGTCGGCATTTCGGCTAACGAATATAACCAGTTTGCCTCGGTGCTTGGTTCCATGCTCAAAAACGCTGGTACCCCTATGGAGGAATTGGGCGGCAAAACTAATAAGCTCATCGCGTTGGGCGCCGACCTAGCAAGTATGTATGGGGGCACGACCGCCGATGCGATCGAAGCCATATCGGCGGCATTGCGCGGTGAAATGGACCCCATCGAGCGTTATGGTATCTCGCTCAATGATGCGATGCTCACCCAAGAGGGCTTGAATCTAGGCATCAAAAAGACGGGCGGGTCTTTCGATACACAGCAAAAACAGCTGATTGTGCAGTCGCTTCTTTTCAAGCAGTCTGCCGACGCTCAAGGGAACTTTTATAGGGAAACCGATACCTATCAGCACAAGACGCAAGTTTTGGCTGCAAAGTGGAAAGACTTATCGGCAGAAATTGGGGAAAAGTTCTTACCCATTGCTGGCGCTGTAGTTGATTGGGTGACAAACCAGGGCGTGCCAACTTTTGAACAGTTCTCGCAGGCTACCGCCAAAATCTTCAATTTTGTAAAAGAAACATCCGACCTGTGGGGTCCGTTCGCTATCGGTATCGGAGTTGCCGCCGCCGCGTTTGGCGTTTGGCAGCTCGGGCTTGCCGCGTGGAACACGATAGCCAGTATTACCGCTATCATTACGGGCACTCTTGAAGGCACGTTTTGGGGATTGACGGCAGCAGAATGGGCAGCTATTGCGCCTATTGCGCTTGTTGTCGCCGCGATTGCCCTGGTGGTAGGTGGGCTTATTCTCGCCTACACCAAAATCGGGTGGTTTCATGATTTCATCGACCAATCCTTTCAGCGGCTACAGGTCGTAGCCGGGATTGTCTGGCAGGCGATCGTAGATGCAGTCAATGCATTCGTCACCTGGTGGCAGACCAACGCGCAGCCCATCATCGACCAGGGAATCCAAGCATTGGGTGCAGCCTTCACATGGCTGTGGCAAAACGTTATCATTCCGGTTTGGAACGGTATTGTGGTAGCGGCGCAATGGGCTTGGGCTAATATTCTGCAACCTATTTTCAACGCCATCGTTGATGTGATTCAGAATTTCCTCGCACCAATATTTATCTGGCTGTGGCAGACAATCATTACACCCGTGTGGAATGGGATTGTCGCGGTCATCCAGTGGGCGTGGACCACAATTCTGCAGCCGCTCTTTCAGGGCATATGGGCATTTATCACGGACATTCTCGCACCAGTATTTACTTGGCTGTGGAATGAGATTATCGTACCCGCATGGAACGGCATTAGTGCGGTCATCGGGTTTGCCTGGAACAACATTATCAAGCCCATCATGGACGCCATTGTGTGGGTCCTGCAAAATATTGTTGGCCCTATTTTTACGTGGCTGTGGAATGAAATTATCTCGCCTGCCTTTAACGGTATCCGCATCGTCATAGAAATCGCGTGGGACATTATTCGGGTGATTTTCGATGCGTTATATCACCTCATCAAAGATGTTCTCGGACCAATTTTTAGTTGGTTGTGGGAAAACATCGTCAAACCAGTTTTCAACTGGATTGGGGACCACATCAGTAAAACGATGGGGTGGGTCAAAGATAATATTCTCGACCCGCTCGGTCACTGGCTGCAGAACGATTTTGCCAACGCCTGGAACAAAACAGTCGAAGGCATTGGGCAAGTCTGGGATACCCTCAAAAAAATTGTGGGTACGCCGGTGAAATGGGTGATCGACACCGTTATTAACGGGGCGCTCATCGACGGCTACAACGGGCTAAACGATGTATGGAGCGGCGCTGACTTAGCGCGCATTGATACATCGGGCATCCCGTCGTTCGATGTGGGTGGCTACACCGGCGCGGGCGGAAAATACACGCCTGCCGGTATAGTCCACGCCGACGAGTTCGTGATTCGCAAAGAATCACGGGCTCGTTTCGAGCGTGAGAACCCGGGCGCACTGGACTATCTGAACCGCACCGGGCGCCTGCCGGGCTTTGCTAACGGCGGGCGTGTGGTGGACCCCAACAATCCGCTGGATGCGCTGTCCGTTGGTTGGCAGCAGACCGGAGAAGCCGTCGGCAAAGCAATTGACGACGGGGTGGATTGGGCGTTTGACCGCGTTAAAGATGCGATTCTGATACCGGTGGATACAGCGTCGAATATCGCCAAAGACCATTTTAAAGGGAACGATTTCGTCGTTGGTGCTGTCGGTATGGCGCAGAAATCCGCTCATGATGTGGCGGATTTTGCGAAGGAAAAAATAAAGTCCTTTGTACCGAAGTTCAACCCCAGCACGGGCGTTGAGCAATGGCGACCGACCGTTGAGCAAGCTCTCAAAATCGCTAACCTACCCGTGACACCAGAGTACATAAACGCCTGGCTGTCACAGATTCAATCTGAATCCGGTGGCGATCCGGGGGTAACCCAAAATGGCTATGTGGACGTGAACACCCTTTCAGGCGACCTCGCGCAAGGCTTGGTTCAGGTGATTGGTGCAACGTTCGCCGCTTTCCGTGACCCATCGCTGCCCAATGATAGGCGCCACCCGCTCGCAAACTTGGTCGCGGGTATGCGCTATGCGACTGCCCGCTATGGCTATGGTGGGCAGCTTGGGGTTATCGGTCACGGGCATGGCTATGCTGACGGCGGTCGCGTCACACCGACGCTCTACGATCGTGGCGGCCTCATTACTGAGGGCGTTCAGCTTATAGACCATCGACGCGCTACACCGGATTATGTGCTCACCTCAGAGCAATGGGAAGCAATGTACAACATCGCTGATCACAGCTCCCGCACACGCGGGGGTATCACCATCGGAGAGGTGCACGGCTACACAGCTGATGAGGTGGCAGAAGCCATTGAGAAGCGCCGCCGCAGAGAAGAGAGGCTAAATTATGAGCCAGCGTAATGCCCCTCCCTTAGTACGGTTGCATCCGGTCGGTGCTGCAGAGCCCATCAGCTTTACCAGCACCGGCCTCGACGCCTTCACCCTGCTAGAAGGAATTGAAGGTCTCGGTCTGCCGCCGGTGGATCATCGGCTCACAGAGCGCTCAGGTGGCTACGGGTCGATTCTGCGTTCAACGCATCTGAAAGAGCGCGAAATCTTTGTACCGCTCAAGATTATGGGTGCAAACCAAGAAGAAGTGCTCACTGCCTGGCGGCGGCTTCTCGACGCGCTGCATCCCTCACGGGGTTCGGCGCGTTTAGAAGTACGCCTGCCAGGAGCCGCCCCTCGATTTATTGATGTTCTCTATAAAGAAGGTCTCAAAGGGGAATTCGGGCAGAAATACCGTAAAACCCACTTGAGCGTAGGGCTCACGCTACTGGCGCCGCATCCGCTGTTCTATGGTGAAGATCATCTGCTGTCATGGTCGCCGAAATCTAGTGAAGGCAAACACTTTGTGTCAGATTCGCAGGCGTTTTTTCCGGTCATTCTCACGCCCTCAACAGTGGGAGAGCTGACGGAAATCACCATCGAATCAGACCAAAACGTGACACCAGTATGGCGTATCACGGGCCCCGTTACCGACGTCAAAGTGACGCATCAAGAGAGCGGCGCGTTTTTCCAGGTGCGCGAAACCTTCAAGCCCGGTGAGTGGATGGTTCTTGACGTCGCTACCTATGACGTTTTTGATTCTGTGCACACACGCGGCGAGCTCTGGGACAAAGTCGCTGACGGCTCGACGCTGTTTCAGCTGCCGCCGGGGAAAAACACGATCCGAGTTGAGGCAACGAACATGACGGACGCATCAAATATTCAGCTGGTGTATAAGCCCACCTATTTGAGGGGAATCTGATTCTGATGCTGACAGTCACCATGTACGATGAGCATCTGCAGCATCGCGGGCAAATTTTAAGCCCCAAAGTACAGGCTGTTATGCGCAAAAACCAGCCTGACACCTTTGTCATTGATGTTGTTGGCGAAGCGCTCAAGACAGCGAATCGCATTTTGCCGGGCTGGTGGCTGACTGCCCGTGACGGGGATATAGAGATTTCCGGTCCTGTCACCGCCTTTCACCGCACGGCAAAAGGCTCGGAGCTCACACTAGAGATTACGGTCACTTCAGCACTATGCCTTATCGCCGACCGCATTACCTATCCCGATCCTGCGCATGCTGAGAATGCTCAGGAAACAGCACGGTACACGCGCAGCGGCCCCGGTGAGAGCATTATCAAAGAGCTTGTAAATCTCAATACCGGTGCCGGGGCTATCCACGCCCGCCGGATTTCCACGCTCGATATTGCCGAAGACCGCCGCCGGGGCGGGACCGTGCAGGTAGATACACGGCTCAAAAACCTATTGGAGACTACCCGCCCGCTGGCAGATGCAGCCGGTCTCATCATGCGATGCGGTCTCAAGGACCGCCGCATAGTCTTTGAGACCGAACCGGTGCGCGATCTTGCCCGCCGGGTTCGCCTGTCGTATATGACCGGTGAGGTTGCCGGGTGGGAAATGGAAGATACAGTAGGCACCGCAACAGCAGTTGTTGTTGGCGGGCAAGGTGAAGGCGCAGACCGCAAGCTCACCTCTGTCGTAGCTGGCGACCATTGGAATCGACGTATCGAACTTTTCAAAGATCGCCGTGACACCGACGATGCCGCCGCGCTAGAGAAATCTGCACACGAAGAGCTCGCCAAGGGAGCCACCACTCGCACACTGAAAGTCACGCTGAATGAGTCACCCGCACGCCGATTTGGCGACGATTTCAGAATAGGTGACACCATCACACTCGATTTAGCTGCCGGGGCAACCCCCTACACCGCCCCCGTTGTTGAAGCAAAAATAACATGGGAATCCCAAGCCCGCACTGTCGAGCTCACAGTCGGCGACCTAGAGAGAACCAACGCACGTTTTGAGAAAGTGCGCCGCGATCTGGCGCAGCTCTCCACCATCTAAAAGGAGGAAACGCCATGACAGAGGCGCAGGTAAGTTTTCCCGTCACTAATAAGCCGCTGACAGCCGGGCAATGGAATTCCGTAACTTTGGGAATCGGCAACGGCTCAATGGACCAAGGCATCAGCAACTACTATCTAACGTTTGATAATACAACCGATTCAGTGACAATCGCACCACCTGCCGCATTCCCACGTTATGCGCATATGATCGTCGGAGGCTTCTACCATCGCCTTTATGAGTCTGTGACTCTGCAGCTGCCGCCGGTGAAGGAGAAGACACGCTATTTCATTGTGGCGTGCATGGACCCGGCGAAAGCAGCAACAAACCCTGTTGAGCTTCAAGTGCTCAAAGGCACTCTCGACCGCACTGGCGGCAAACAATATGTGATTATTACAACCGTGGATCGGGAACCGAATAAGGTGCTAACGGATTCGGTGATTCGTCGCACCATGCCGCGCCTGGCGCCCTCCATCGAAGTTGAAAACTATGATGCGCTACCCGAACCTGACGATTTTATGATCGGAACAAAGGTGCATGTAGTGTCGAACAGTTGCACCTACCGGTCGGCCATTACACAAAGTGGCAAACGCGAATGGGTGCGGATTCACGGAACTAGTACCCATGATCTGCAGCCTATGCCGGGTTGGGTCGCCCGCTCATCCACCGGCGGCAAGATGATGGTAACCCCCATGTCCGACGGCTGGAAGTGCGAATATCACGGGCAGTTTATTCGTAAGGCTTACGATTTTCGCATTGGCGATGAATGGCTCAACGTTGGCACGTTTATCCCTGAAAAGTTCCGTACTGTCGATTGGATCGACCAGCAAATTGCTGGAACCTATTTCGACGGTTGGAAAGGTGCAATCCCGATCTATTACCAGGTCGATTTTCAAGCTGGTATCCTCTACGCCCGCATGGAGCGCGGCCGGTCTGTAGACCTCGGGCTAGATAGTGCCCTCAATATCGACGTGACGTGGTGCGCGAAACGTGAACGCACTGCATGGTAGGAGATGAGAAATATTGACTGACACACCATATAACACTGTGCATCTCACCGGGCGGCTACTCGACCCTGCAGGTCGCCCGCTCACCGGTCGTATCCTGTGCGAGCCAATCCCCGAATACGTGCTTGAAGATGGCGAAACAGACCGCCGCTTATGGGCTGGTGCTGTTGAGACCCATCTCGACGAGCAAGGCCGCATCTCTTTGCACCTCATCCCAGAGCGATACAAGCTTAAATTCCAAGTCACCACCGCCGCCGGGCTTCCCGCTAATATTCACCCGGTCACCGTGGAACTACGCGCCGACGCGCAGCTGCCCGCCCTGCTGTGGGATTCCGCCACCGAAGCTGAACAGCCCAACCTTATTGACCGACTCATTGTGCTGCGCCGCGCACCGGGCGAAATCGTCGTATCCACCAAATCATTCACCGCGCCCAAGGAGAAATAAAAACTATGGCTCTGAATCCTGATGAACTACGGCTCGTCGCACTCACAGCAGAGGGTAAGCTCGACGGCGCCGCCAAAGCCGATGTGACCGACATAGCAAAGCGTGAAGCGGCGACAGTAGCCACTACCTTACGTGCTCAGTTGCCTTCTCGTGAAGATGTTGCCACGAAGCTCGACGCCGCCGCGTTCGAATCCTATGTGCAGCGTGCCTCTCTCGCTGGCGGTAGTCTCCCACAGCCGGGCGGAGAGCAGCCAGCGATTAGCGCACACGATAACGGAAATGGCACCGCAATTATCGGCGGCATAACCGTTCCAACTCTCACTGCAGAAAAGTTTACGGGCACTGCCGTTCGCGCTGTGCAAGCAATTCAATTCGCCAATAACTGGAATGTCTGCTCACCTGAATTCGGAGCAGACCCCACCGGCTCGAAAGATTCCACGGCGGCGATTCAGGCGGCCATCGACCGGGCAGCCACACAACCTTACGGTGGTGCCGTCTATATCCCCGCTGGCATTTACAAAGTTTCATATCCTTTTATCGCGCTCAAAGGGTGGGTAGAGGTTTACGGTGACGGCCTCGGGACTAAAATTATTGCGACCGATACGGTGCCTGTCGCTGAAAAAACCGGTGTTTTCCACACCGGTACCTACAATGTGCGCATTCAGGATAAAGGGCTTTTCCGCCCCGGCGTGCGCGACCTGTTCATTAAGACCGGCATCGTAGACGGGCATAACAACTTACCTATGGCAAACGTCTGCGGTGTTGTGCTCAACACTGACTTGGGTGATGGCCCTGCCGACCCGGACGCCGTACCCCGCCTTGAGAATCTAGAAATCTGGGACACCGATACCGGCATCGCGATCTTCGGGCGCGACGATCAGGGTATCAAAGCGCAAAACATCCGAATTCGCCGGTGCCTCAATCAGGGCGTTTTGGTGGGAAAACCACCGACACACCCCGAATACATCGCCAAAGTAAAGGGCTACCCGGGCGGCGCAGATAATCATTTCAACATGGTTGAGGCATCAGGGTGTAACCTCGCAGGCAACGGCTGCGCCGGCTTTGAAATCTACACCTCACAATGTCACCTTGTGAACTGCAAGTCCTGGTATAACCACCGTTTCCGTCCGTGGCAGGATATTTACGGTCTCACCACGCCGGGACTCACTAGTACCGGGGAACTCTCGGGCGCCTACGTCCCAATGGGAGCCGAAGCTACCGCCGGAGCCACCCGCAAGCGCCAGTGGATGCATGACGGTGCGGGTTTTTACGTCAAGGCAACCCGCACGATTATTGATTCATGCCAGGCGCAGGAGAACGGCGGGCATGGCTTCATGATTGAATGGGGTCGTAACCAAATTAGTAATTGCGCATCGGAATCGTCGAGTTGGTACGACGCGCTTAGCAAGGCTGCGAAGCCGAACGAGGCCGCCGACTTCTACATTTGCAATGATGCCCGCGGCACTATTATTACCGGCTGCCGTTCGGATAGTCCACACGAAAATGAGAAGCCGCACCAGGCCGGCCGGTGGGGCTACTACATTGAGACCTACATCGAGCGTTTGCGTATCTCAGATTGCCTCTGTGATAACCACGCGGCGGATAAGGTCGCCGCTATCGGCAATACGCTACGTGACGGCGTGAAGATTGATATTGAAACCATTTTCAAATCGACGCTGGCACGTCATAAGGGCGTCACCAGCTAAAAGGAATGAACTATGGCCCCTGATTACGGCGTGGTAACAGGATACTTTTTGACACCGGGGCAGTCGGCAGGCGCCCCGGTGCCACTAAGTGGAACTATCGTGTTTACCCCAACATCAAAAACTCAGGTAGACGGCATCCTCTATGTCTCTCAGAGCACCGGATACGTGGTTGCTGGAAAGCTATGCGATGATCCCGCCGGAGTTCATGAGGGTATCCGCCTCATTCCTGGCACCTATCATGTGCAGTATGCCTTGACAGCAAACGGCGCCACCGCGCCCATTCCGTCGCATCCGCTTGAGATTGTGCCAGGTGGTGGAGCGGTTTCACTGACCGGTTCCCGCCCCCTCAGCTCTGATAGCCACAGGCTACAGCCCGAAGCGCAACCACAAACACAATCGCAAACGGCGCAAGCACCGCGGCGGCGCATGGTCGCTGTAGATAACCTTGATGGTACGGTTCGCTTGGAGATGGAGGACATCTAGATGGGTGAAATCATTGCCGGTGCTACCCGCCTTGTCGCTCTCGACGCGAATTATCAGCTCACCGGCAAAAGCGCCGAAGCAGTTGAGACGATCGTGAACGCTACTCTTGACCGCCGCCCGGCCCCGGTGCGCGGTGAGAGAGGCGAACGGGGAGAACCAGGACCTCCCGGCCCTCCCGGTCCCGCCACCGGTGCAAGTGAAAGTGTTCGTAGCACTGGGTGGCGACTCGTTAATGAAGAATTCGGTGCACCAGGCGGATACCTATACATGCGGCGTGATGGAAACCTTGTGACGATTCTAGCCACCAACCATTTCACCGGCGGTACCCTTATCCCCACGGGGAAATACCTCGATAAGGAAATCCCAGCTGGTTTTTTCCCTGATCTGCCGGCAACGCCGACCGGAGATAAAAAAGTTAGAGTTCGAGCGACTTTCACGCAAGCCGTTCTCGCTGGAAACGGCGGCGAAATCAACGGCGGTCGAAACCGCATGTGGATAACGTGGGACACCGAAGGCTGGCGCGGCAACCGCCCTGCGCGTTTTAACCTGCAGATTGATACAGGGGCCATTCTAGAAGGAGGTCAAATGACCTATCTAACCGCCGACCCGTGGCCTGCTCAGCTGCCAGGAAAACCGGCGTAGAAAGAAGCCATGATGGGAATTTTTCAAATTGACACCGCTATCTGGCTTGCGTTGATTACGACCGGAGGCACTATTTTCACCGTCTATATCAATGCGAAGCAGAAATCGCACGAGACGAACGCCAAAGCGCTAGAAACAAGGCTTGATAAGTCTGAGGCGCGCCTCGACAAATCAGAGGAACGTGAAGAGAAGCTGCGCGATCGGATTAGCACGTTAGAAGGCGCCCTTGCGTCTGAAACTGCAAAGAATATTCGTATGAGTGCTCACGCATCTGCCTACATTCATAAGCTGCGTGAGCATATCAACGAGCAGAAGCCGCCGCCGCCGCCGCATCCTTCGACGGGCGTCATTCAAATTTTAGGCGAAGGTATGCCCGCCGGAAACTAAGTAAATCCTTGAGGCTTGAAGCCCCGTCACCGGTAATAGGTGTGGGGCTTCACCTAGTTAGAAAGGGGAAATATGCCGACTCTTGAGGTCAAAGACCATGACATTGTGGATGGTGTAGTTGTTTCGCCCAACTGTGTTGTGGGTCGCCGAGGCGGCTTCGTCAAGTGGGTAGTCATGCACACGATGGAAGCCCCGGAGACCGCTAACACCGCTGAGAACGTCGCCAGCTATTTCGCGAACCCGGCGGCGCAGGCATCCGCGCAGTATTGCGTTGATTCCGATTCTATTATCCAGTGTGTTGATGAGCTGGACTATGCATTCGCTGCCGCAACAACTGGGAATATGTTCGGTATCCACATTGAGCTAGCCGGGTACGCCGCACAGGACGACGCCGGGTGGTCCGACAAATTCAGTGAGGCAATGCTCGATAAGGCGGCGGCACTGACGGCCTCGATTTGCCGCAAGCACGGTATTCCGCCGCGTTTCCTAACCGACGCTCAGCTAGCCGCCGGGGAAAAAGGCATTACCACGCATGGTGCGATCAGCCGCGTTTTCCGCGAATCCGACCACACCGACCCGGGCCCGAATTTTCCCGCCCGGCACTTTATCAACCTCGTCAATCAGCACCTAGGCAACCGCATCGCTGCCCAGGTCAATGACGTTATCGAGAACGGAGAAGAAATGTCCGAAAAGGTACTCGAAGAGATTCGCGATGAACTCAAGTACTTCAATCTGTACAACCGCCCTGGTGAGGAGGGCAAACATTTTGACGGTCAAGCCGCATCCTGGCAGCGGAACATCTCGAACCGTGCGACCATCATCGCTGACGCGCTCACTCCCGGGCAGGAGCACGTCAAGTTTGAGGGCTTTATTTACGGTTTTCTTCGTCAGATTCTTGACGAAGCGAAAACCACTAATTCCCTGCTTGCCCGCCTTGTGAATAAGATCGGAGCGTAAACCTCATGGATTCGCAGAAACTCGCAAACGTCCGTACCGCCATCTACACTCTGGCTGCCGGTATCGGCAGCTTTTTTGTTGCCCGCGGCATTATCACCCAAGCGCAGCTAGATAGCTACCTGCCTATCGTCGTTACGGTAGTCGGTCTGATTCTGGCGATCGTGAATGTCGCGCCCGGTAAACCTGTCACTGAGCCGCACCCTGACGTGGTGGACTCGCTGGCGCGCCTGGAAGATTCGACCGCCCGTGTCGAAGATTCTATCGCACAGCTGACAGATGCCCCGGCGGCAGCTGCAGACCCCGCGCCACAGGTTACGCCCGGCGACCATGCCGACCCTGCCGCTGCCAATGAGCTACTGGCTAAGCTGGATGAGCTCAGCAAACAGTAACGGGTGACCGCGCCTAAGAAAATTTGCCCCACCACACCGATACCTGGTGTGGTGGGGCATTTTTTCGCTCTCTGCAGGTGAGAAGACCCGGTACAACCGCGCAGAGGTACCGGGTCTTCCATCCCCGCGTGTGCGGGGAAAAGATTCCCAATTTTCTGTTAGAAGAAAACGGACAAATGGTTCATTCCCACTAGGGTGAGGAACACGTTAGGATTCTAGCATTATTTTTGGTTGCGATGAGAGAACGACTCCCACCATTGCCTAATATGTTTTTCAGTCCATCCGTAGGTATCCCGCCCGGCCCCGGTAATTACCATATCGGGCTTAGGGAGCGGGTGACCGTTGCGAATGCGCCAGTCAATGGTCGAGGTTTGCGCACCGAGCAGACTGGGAAACATTGACTTTGCGTAGAACTTTTCATTATCTGTCAT